ACAGGCCGAAACTGTGCAAGAAGAAGTGGTTTTAGAGGATCAGCCAGGTTCTCAAGAATTGGTTGAGGAAGTAGCAAATGATCAGCCTGAAGTGGTAGAAAAGGCTGATGTTGTGCCAGAAGAAACTTTGCAAGAGGTTGTAGATGTTGCATTAGTTTCAATGGTGCGCGACCAAGATCAATACGAAGCGCCACACGAAGCCGAAGTCCATCCTGACGAAGTAGAAAACTACAAAGCAGGTGGATGGACAGAAGCTAAATAACATTCAGTCACATCATCAAGCCCATTCGTTGAGTGGGCTTTTTTTATGTATCTGAAAAGATAAAAGGACAAATCAAAATGCCAAACTTGCAACAGAATCAATCAGTCAAAGACGCCTTACGCGCTGGGAAGGTGCTGACGGTTACAGTCACCACTGGTAGCGTAGGGGTTTCTATTCCTAGCGCTGCTATTAACAAAACCATTACTGAAAGCGAGTCGTTTGGTTATTTTGATAAGGATGTCACGATTGAGTTGTCGGCTTTTAGTGGCTCTGTTGCAAGTTTTGAAATTGGTGATACGGTTCCTGCATCTAATCAAGTTGCAATCTTAACTCCAGCTCAATCTTCCCGCCCCGACATCACCGGAGTGGTGGCGGTGACGGATGATGGGGGTAACGTTGGCCCAGATGGCATAGAATACTGGCCTGCAAAAGTATTAAAAGATGTCAATGGAAACGTCACAGCCATTCTGAATGGGGATGGGAGTGTGGCGCTGATGCCAGAGGCAATTTATCTTAATTGTGTTGCAGACGGGGTTACTGATGTAACTGATGAGCTACAAGCCGCCGCCGAAGAGGCTAATTTACTAGGCGTTCCAGTAGTGTTACCAAAAGGTACAATAGTTATATCTGAGACAATCATCATAAATAAGATGGTTGGGGTAAAAGGAAAATCTAAGATAATTTTAGCAGGGGATTTCACAAAAACTGGGTTTGCAAATCAATTCTGTATTTTGAACTCATCATTCTCGCAATCATACAATGATACAACCGCAAACACTATTTTACATAAAGACTATGAAATTGAGACAACTCCAACTGCTCCACGGTCAATTATTGGATTAGCTAACGTTAAAAGTGGTTTAATTGATAATGTTAAAATTACTGCCAATCAATTTATAAGTGGTGGTAAGCCAGTTAGTGTTGATGCTCTTATTGACTTATATGCGTGTGTTAAAAACGTAGAGATTAAAAATTGTACATTATCACAACTAACTGGAGCCTATGGATCAACAAGAGTTTCCGCAGGTGGAGGTGGTTGTATATGGGTGCGAAATTTAAAAAGAAACTCTGGCGATGCTTTATTGAATATTACTGAGCATAATAGTATTCATCATAATACTTTTTATCATACCACAAGTGATGAGTGTTTGGCGGTGTATGGGGTTAGAGGGGTTACAAGATACAACCAAATTCACCATAATAGATTCTATGGTATTGACTATATTGGCGCGTATCATGCTGTTTTGGTATCAATATTCCCATTGGATGATGGAAGCGGTGCAGGTTTAGGTGATACGGCGGCAGTTTATGGAAACTCTCTATATGACAATTTCATTAGTGATAGGTCATTTTTATATAATGTGATTAAAATTGGAAACTCAGGTGACGCGTCAAGATTGTGTTATAACAACAAATCATCGAGGAATATAGTTACTGCTTATAGGTCATCTGACGGAACGACTGGCCCAAAGGCCATTTGGACTGCCGCAGGCTCCCCATCAACTGACCCAGATGCTGCGTCAAAGGTAATTCTCTGTGTGAATGGTACTTTAGGCTTAGCATACTCAGGGGCTATTTCTGGAAATTCATCAGTATGCGATAGCGTAACAGTAGAAGGAGGAGCCCAAACAAACGCAGGATACCAAGGATGGCATACACTCGAATCGCCTACTTGCCGAGGGAATGTGTATACTGGCGCAGAACAATGTAGGGTTATTTCTGGTGGTGAGTTTGATGTTTTTGGTAGAGCTTACTATAACTGCAATCAAGTGACTGGAGGCTATGCCAATATCAATGGGACAAGTAGTTCGGCATATTGTGTAAATTATATCGACTCAAACTTTGCCCAAAGCTATCTTATGACAGGGGTGAGGTTCACATCTGCTAGTGGCTTTGTCAATATTACTTCTACTGTTCCAGCGGCGTCTAGGGTGATGGTTAACTCTAATACTGGCAATATGAACAATGCGGCGATAGCTGCAGTCATAAATAATGCCAATGCTTCCACAGTTGTGAAAGCTCACATCAACAGTGTTAGTGGTGCAATGTCCGCCCCTGCAAGTGGCACAGGAACCACGACAAGGACAGATAATAATTGGTCTGGCACAACTGATTAAAAACATTATATACAATACTCCCCCGCCCTAGTATCACCTGAGTAACCTACCCGCTTCGGAGGGGTTTTTTATTGCACATCACAAACCACCTTCGGGTGGTTTTTTTATTTTTAGTAATTAGGAATCAGCATGGCATTAATTGTAGAAGATGGCACAGGTAAATCGGATGCTGACGCATACATTGATGTTGCATACCTTGATTCATACCTGTTGTCTGTTGGCAAGACAATATCCGGCGATACCACAGCGAAAGAGGTAGCTATCCGCAAAGCCACTGAGTACATGACGCAGAACTACTACGGCGCGTGGAAAGGTTATAAGAAGCTGCTTACTCAATCCTTAGATTTCCCGCGCGAACTTGTCTTACTGGACGATGCTTACTATGAGCAATATTTGGACAATGACATTGTGCCTTTGCAGGTTAAGAAGGCATGTGCAGAACTGGCTTACAAAGCTGCAACTGGCACTGAATTAATGCCAGATTTAACACAAGGCGTAAAGCGTGAAAAGGTAGATGTGTTGGAAGTAGAGTATGACACCACGACACCACAATGGACACGCTATCAAGCTATTGATGGCATCTTGAAGCCATTACTGGCTAATACAAACTCAAGTGTCGTGAGGTTGCAACGTGTTTGATTATGTGCGCTCGGCTGAGACTGCCACACGGTTATTAAAGAATTTTGGCAAGCAATATCCGCTAACCAGCGTGACCACAGGAGCATACAACCCTGCAACGTCTACAGTCGAAACAACCGAAACGACAGCACAGGTCTATGCTGTAGTTTTTGACGCGACAGGCGACGATTACGCGCAGGAGTTTGTGCAAGCTGGTGACAAGTACGCAATCATTGAACCTTCTGCAAGTGTGAAGGTGGGCGACAAGCTTACCTATAACAGCGAGACATGGAACGTCTACCGCGTGGCTAAACAACTAGCTCCAGCCGAAACAATCGTATTGTGGAAAGTGTATGTCCGTAAATAACGATAGGTTCCGCCAAAGAATCCGCCAGCGCGTGACTGTGGCTAAAAATAAGCATGCAGAAGTGTATAGAAGGCTGTTTCTTGATATTGACAACAGACTGACAGCAAAAAGCCCTGTAGACAGCGGAAGGTTTAAGAATAACTGGAACTGGTCTAGCGGGACTATTGATTACAGCACGACAGATGCAGTATCTAGCACACCTTTTGGCGCGTCAGACGGTAAAAACATCCCGATTATTGCAAGCTTAAAAATTGATGGCAGGACAGTTTATTGCACCAACTCTCTACCTTATTCAAAAAGGCTGGAGGATGGCTGGAGTAAACAAGCAACCACAGGCGTTGTTTCAGTCACTATCGCAGAATTAAAAGGGGCAATCAGAGCAATCGGCGCACAAGTCAGGTTAATGAAATGAGTACATTGAAAATACAACAGGCGCTAGAGACAAGACTAGCCACGATGTCTCCTGCATTAGCTACGGTTGCTGAGAATGTTGACTATACACCGACAACAGGCACTCCATATCAGCGTTTGACAATGGTTACAGGTGAGCCAGATAACTCAAGCATAGGCCAAAGGCATTACATTGAGGTCGGCGTGTTTATGGTAACGCTTTGCTATCCGAAAAACACTGGTGCAAGTGCATGCAGGACACGCGCAGAAGCTGTTAGAACGCTTTTTAAGCGCGGCACGACAATGACTATCGACGGGATCAGAATAATCGTTCCTAGAACGCCAAAAGTTTCAACTGGATATGTAGATGGTGACAGGTTTTGCATACCAGTAACGATTACATACGAAGCAGACATTTTTAACTAAACGCCTTGTGCGTTTTTTTGTACCAACACAACCCGCCTAGTGCGGGTTTTTTCATTTAAAGGACTAATGATGACGATCGCACAAGGTGTCTCAAAAATTGTTACCTATAAGCGCCAATCCGCTAAAGGCACACTATCTGGCGCAAGTGGTGGGCAAAACCTTCGCCGCACCACAGCAAACTTCAATCTGGAAAAAGAAACATACAACGGTGCAGATGAAATCACATCTACCCGCCAGATGATTACTAGCCGCCACGGCGTTAAACAAGTCACTGGCGCATTGAGTAATCTTTTCTCCCCGCTGACATATTCTGACTTCCTATCTGCTTTGGTTCGCAAGGACTTCGCAGCAGTAACGACTGTCACAGGCTTGTCGCTAACTATCGCCGCTGGCTCTGGTTCTACTTACACAATCACACGCGCATCCGGTTCATGGGTTAGCGATAACGTCAAGGTCGGTCATGTTGTCCGCTTGACTGCTGGATCATTCACTGCTGGAAACTTAAACAATAACCTGCTTGTGTTGAGCATGACTGCGACAGTGTTGACTGTGCAGACATTGAACGCGACATCATTGACCGCAGAAGGCCCTATTGCATCCGCTTCTGTAGCGATTCCAGGTAAAGCGACTTATGTGCCTGCATCTGGTCACACAAACGTCTATTACACAATTGAAGAATTTTACAGCGACATTTCAGTATCGCAGGTAAACAAGGATGTGAAAGTCGGCTCCGCTGCATTGGCATTGCCTGGCACTGGTAACGCTACGATTGATTTTAGCTTTATTGGCTTGGATCAGACAAACGACACTAGCCAGTATTTCACTACACCTACCGCAGAAACCACCACAAAAACACTTGCAGCCGCATCTGGCATCTTGTTTGTTAACGG